CTCTTTGAATTTAATATCAGAAGAATAGTACGCAGTTACGTTGGCTGTTGCGCGAATCTCACCTGCTGTACCAGACGCTGCAGTGCCAATTCCCAAAGAGTTGTGCTGAACATTATTGGCGGTCCCTATTGCTTGGCCAATACTAATTGTGACCGCGCCTGTAGCGCCAGAAACGGTTACGCCCGTGCCTGCAACAGCGGAAGTTACGCCTGAGTTTGTAATTGTTACTGCGCCTGTTGAGCCAGACACAGAAATCCCCGTACCTGCAACGTTAGATGTAACTCCTGTATTTGCAATTGTTACTGCTGAGGAACCGTTATAACTAGTGCCGGACAAGCCTGTGCCAATAGTTAAAGCGTTTGATAATGAGCTTGCTGTGGTGGCGTTACCACTCAAAGTTGCAGTAATCGTACCGGCGCTGAAGTTGCCAGACGCATCACGGGCTACAACCTTAGAGGCTGTGTTTGCTGATGTGGCGTCAACCGCAATTGTTCCGCTGGTTGTTATTGTTCCACCGGTCAGATATGTTCCCGCCGTGATGGATGTCACCGTACCAGAAGTAACAGCGCCCCATGCAAACGCAGAGCCGTTCCAATAGAAGTACGTGTTTGATGAGCTAGGCGCAGTAGCAAAACCTGTAGCGCCAGAACCTGTTTGATATGCAATTTGGTTGGCGGCACCGCCAGCAAGGTTTGTGGCTGTTGTTGCGCTAGTTGCCGCACCGCTCAAAGTGGCTGTGATTGTGCCTGCGGAGAAGTTACCAGAGGAGTCACGAGCCACCACTTTGGACGCAGTGTTTGCAGATGTAGCATCAACCGTAGCAGTAACAGCGGAAGAGCCATTAAAGCTTGTGCCGGTCAGGTATGTACCCAAGGTCAGAGCGTTAGCCACTGAACCAGCAGACCCGGAGATGTTGCCTGATACGTCAGCGCCGTCAACAGTACCCCATTCAGGAGCCGCAGACACAGAACCTGTACCGGTCTGAATCAAGAATTTCTTGGTTGTTGTAGTGTTACCGGCAAGCTTGGCCAATGTATTAGCTGCGCTTGAATAAACAATGTCACCCAGAGTGTATGTGCTTAAACCTGTACCACCGTTAGTAGCGCCAAGAGCGCCAGATACTGCGCCAGACTGATCCAAGGCTACAGCGTTCCACTCGACGTTTGTACCGCCAGCGTTCATCACCAAAGACTTGTAGCCTGCACCTGCGGCTAGTTTGCCCCATGTGTTTGTGCCTGAACCATACAGCAGATCACCTGTTGTTACTGTGGCTGTGCCTGTACCGCCGCTGGTTGCTGCAACTGTACCTGTCAGCGCGATGGTCTGACCGGAAACATTGATTGGTGCAGTGCCCGTATAAATAGGTACTTGACTAAATTCATTGAACGTAATGGCTGTAGTGCCAAACACAATTGCAGATGTGTTTGTACAGATGAAAGCAAAGAAGCCTTGGGTGCTACCGCTTTGAACAAAGAAATAGTCACCGCCACCTAGCGTGTTTGGATCGCCTTCAGTAGAAGTGTTAGCGTCAGCAGCGCGTGTAAGCACCCAATTTGTAGAACCGCTACCAACCGTTGTTACGGTGTAAATACCGTTTTGAAGGCCGGTTGTTTGTTGGTAAACCAATACGCGGTTTCCTACAGAAAGTGAAACACCGTCAACAGACAGCGCAGCTTGCACACCGGAGTTGGTTAATGTTGCTCCAACACCGTCACCTGCACCGCCGGGTTGGTTATAAGTTGCCGTCAAGTTTCCTGTAGTTGCTACAAGTACAGGTGTGTGTACGTGAAAGCCGTTTGATGTGGCTTCGTCAACATAAGCGCGAGTCACAAACTCAGTAGCTGCGGGAGCCACCATAGACGCAGTTGTGGTCACAGCCGCAGTAAAAGCACCGCCTGTGGCATTTAGATCGCCGCCCACATCTACGTCGGCCACAGTTGTCATGACCTTTGTTGTCTTATCAATACGGACAGCTTCATCATTGACATCTGTGCCGCCAGCAAACAATACTACGTCATCTGTTGCACTACCAAGGAATAACTCACCGCCATCGTTAAAAAAGTAAGCAGAGCCGGGTGTGAAGATTGGGTATGTTGCTGAACTGTAGTTTGAGCTGTTGATACCAAAGTCAACAAAGTTATTTACACCGTCGCCAAGGTCGTTATAGGCAACAAAGTCAGCAGAAGCTTCTGTGCCATCGCTCAAGTTCTGTGCGTAGAACTGCGCAAAGCTATTGATGTTGGCATACAACTCGCCCAAAGCAGCTGAGAATGTTGTGTATGTGGTGACGTTATCGCCAATAACCGTGATGGGGCCGCCGTCAATCAGAACGTTACCGCCCGTCTCTTCGTAAATAGCTTTAGAAGATGGGTACGTACAGAATACATCCACTGTGCCCGTGAAGTTTACCAACGCGCCAGCGTTAGAAGAAGATAGCGGTGTAGCGTTACGGCTCAGTGTTGTGCCGGACGATGTATATGTGCCGTAGTTAACTTCCCACGCGCCTGAAGCTGCATCAACAATTGCAAAGTAAGTAACGTTACCGTTGCCAATAGCTGAGAAGCCCTGAAAGCCTGAAGCTACAGACCCCAAAGTAATCGTACCGGTTCCCGGTGCAGTAGCGGTTTGTTTGACCCGATCTTTTAAAACGATAGCCATGATAAATCCTTAAGTCGGTATATTTTGCCAATCCGGGTCGGGAGGCGTTTGATCTGTTGGAATAGTGCCCCAAACCAGCACGTTACCTGCGTACACATTTAACTGTAAACCGTCTGGGTAAACATTCAAAATTTTCAACTTGCCGTATGAGTCTAATCCACTTGCCAACTCAGCTACTGTTGCATTTACAGACGTTGTGGTAGAGAACACTTCCGCGCCGGTAGCAGATTCTGTAAGCGAAACTGTATAAAGACGGCCACCATTAACTTCATCAGTGCCCGTAATTGATTCTGCAATCGCTGCCAGCATCGTAGCAATTGCGGTTTGGGCGTCAGTAGCAGTTGCAGACTCGGCTTGAGTTGCATTTAATGTTGACGCAGCAAATGCTGGTGCGTCTGTGCCGGTTGCAGTTTCGGCCTGAGATGCGTTTAGTGTAGACGCAGCAAAGTTTGTAGAGTCAGTTGCTGTTGCAGTCTCTGCGCGGATGGCCGCCAGAATGTTATTAGCGTTAGCAAAAGCTTCAGAAGCCGTTAAAGCTTCTTGTAAAATTGCGCCAGCAAGTGACTCTTGAGAAACAGAAGAATCCGCCGTAGCGGACTCACTGATTGATGAGGCGAGTGTAGCCCCGCCTAAAGCGGCGAAAGGTGCTTGGGCAAATGCGACATCTCCAAACACCGCGCTACCTATTAGGCTGCGTCGAGGGAGAACGAGTAAGTCACGTTCAGTGTGTCGCCGCTATCAACGGTCTTATCGCCACCGGTGAAGTCACCAGCAGAGAACAACACACCAGACGTACCAGAAGCCACTGTACACAAGAACGCGCCAGCCACCACAGTGCTGTTAACCAACATAGCAAAAGATGAAGGTGAGCCAGAATTGTCAATCACTGAAGGATCGGCGGTTGTAGCTGTACCAAACGTCACGGCTTTACGGTTGCCTGTGTAGTCTGTACCGGGAGTCAACTCAGTCCAGCCAGCGTGTGAAGCCAATGTGTCAGCAGCGGCGTATGTAGTGCCGGAGCCGGGGCCTTCAACCAAACCCAAGTACCAAGCGGCTGTGTAGCCTGAACCTTGGAAATACTTGCTGTTCATGTCTTGCAAACCTTGGTTGACCACCTTGTTATGAAAAGTGTCAGACCACTTCTCAACGCCATCAGCGCCGATGCAAGTCACGGTGTAAACGCCGCCAGCGCCTACGCGCTCAGTAGCGCCTTTGTTAGCAGTCAAGCTTGCTGACACGGCGTCTTGGGCTTTTGAATTTTCTGTACTCATGATAAGTCCTTAAGAAATGCGCACGATGGCGCTGTTCGCATCGGCAGTTGGGAAAATGATTTGGAAGGTGTCGTTGGTTACAGTTTTATCTGCACCAAAGTCCAGCACAGCGACGGATTTGTTACCCTGCGTTGAGTTATAGATCAACGCTGCACGGGCAGTGAATGTGGCGTTAGCCCAGCTTGTGTTCTGAAACGAAATAAACGCAGTGGGTACTGCGCTTTGATTTGCACCAGAAGTTGGAGACTGACTAATCACCAAGATGTTGCCGCCAGCTGTGTAGTTTGTACCGTTTGAAGACACCTCGTTGGTTGTGCTGTAGATTGTGGTGTCTGCGTTTAAATCTGCATTGCCGGTGTACAGAGCAATCTTGAATGTGTTGGGGGAAGTAGGGCCAAAGTTGTGAACCGCTTGCAGCAGTTGAATCTTGCAACTTGTGGTTACTGTTTGAAGAATGCTCATGATACTTGTACCCTAACTTGGCCGTCGCGGTAAGCGTCAGCCCGTTGTTTGCCGTCACCCAAGTTCTTGAGCAAGGCAATAGCTTGCACGTAACGATCCTGAGCAACCTTCATCATATCGGCTTCCTGACGCATATAAACAAATGCTTCACAGATTGTCCCATATAACAGCGCAGAATCAAAGTTATCTCCAAGCCAAGTTGTGCCTGCATCAACGATGGACTCGGGGTAGTAGTAATAATGCAACTCAGCCATGTAGCCCAAGTCTGGTGTTGGGCCAACAATGAACGTCAACTCATTGATGTCTGCTGACTGAGGGCCAAAGATAGCGTAATGCTTAGGCTCACCGCGACCTGCTGTCTGTGGATACGCTTCACGAATGAAGTTAACGTCCTTGTTCAACAGGTACAGATAGTCGCCTTGGAAGATCATTGCACCGGATACTGCACCCGTGCTGGCTTTGGTCATGTAAACCGTTGTACCTGTTACAGCACGCACAAAGGTCTCGGAAGGAATGTTTGTTCCGCTGATTGCCTGCCCGGGCGCAATACCGGTCGCCGTCCCCACAGTGACTGTGAACTCACCAGATGTGCCGGTGGCTGTTGTATTGATAACAGGATAAATGGCCAAGCTGTATGGCGACAAGAAGTCCTGTGGGCATGCCAAGTACTTATTGCCGGAATTCAACGAGCCTGTCACGTTCTTTCTCAAGTTAGCAATCTGCACCGTGTTGTAGATGCGCTGCTCCGCCTGCTGAATGAATGTATTCATATCAGCAGTTGGGAAAGTGTTCTCGCAGTAATCGCTTACCGCTGTGACAAGCTCACTGTAGTTCATGCCATTGGGCCTCGTGCCATCACACCCTTAGTAGCTGCGCCTGTACCGCGGATTTTGATGCCGCTGGTCTTGGTTTCGTTGCCATCAGGACGATTGCTAATTGCACCAACACTCATATTGACAGTGTTAGAGTTGCTACGGTTTGGCTCTTTGCCGGGATTAGTAGAAGCTTTGACTTCTTTACCAGTCATGGTGTGCGGCGTAGCATAGACTTTGGCATCGCCAACTTCTTTGCCCATCATTTTCTTGCTGTATGTAGCCATGGTAGCCTCACTTTTGGTTCATTGCGCGGGCCATGTTACGGCCTACTTTGCGCATGGCTTCGCCAGTTACGCCCTTGGTCTTTTTACCACCCATGGTTTCTTTGGCTGTTGGGCCGCTGTCACCGTAGTTTTTGCCTACAGTCTTGCCCTTTTTGGCAATGCCATCTGCTGATCGTGTGAATGCCATAATTAGCTCCCTATCTGTATCGTTACTGTACCAACTTGTGCGGCTAATGCCAAGTAGTTTGGCGTTAAAACTGCATCAAATAATCTGGATCCGCCAACCGGATTCCAGCCCCACTGAATGTCTCGCGAACCGCCTGACGTATAGCCATTAACGTTTACACCAGACGTCACATACGTTGTATCTTTGCGTGGGTTACGCAAAGCCTGTGGATCATCCACCGGGAAAGTACCCAGCATCAACTGAGGCTGATCCGGATCCCAGCACTCAGAGCAGACCAGCAATTGATACTTACGCTGCTTAATGATCTCAGTCTTAAGCTGCTTCAGTTTGTACTGCTGGCCACAGCGATCACATTCAGCAATCGCTATCTTGCCTGATGCAAACCGATTACCCATTAGTAGCCACCACCATTACCAATAAACATTTGTCTTGGCACAAAGCGAATCGCTGCTTTTTCGCGATCTTCACCGGCCGCAGTTTCAAACGTTTCGTCGTAAATCTGCTTGAGCATTTGAATACGCGGCATCAGCTCTGGCGTCTTGATGGCAATGTGATAAGCCAAACCCGCTACTACGCAGGGTAGGAAACGGAAGTTCATGTCAGCGGTCTCAACACCACCGCCCGCATCTTGAACGCGGCGCAGTCTCCAGTACACAAATTGGTACGGCGTGCTGTTATCTGGCGTTGGCCAAACAGTCACGGCTGGAAGCTGGGGCACAAACACGGGTGTCGCAACGTTGTGAGACACGGCCGTTGTATTGTTCTGGCCACGGAATACACCACTCAAAACATTTCCAGAAATGTATGTGTAGTAAATATCCTCTGAATCAAGACGAATAAAACCTGATCCTGCTAGCCCAACCACCGAGTTAAGCGTGATCGTTGTGTCCGAGGCTCCGACGGCAGACGCAACAATTGACGCAGTCGGGTTAGTCTCTCCAGAAAGGCGCTGAATCCAAACTTGGATTGGACGAGCTTGTTGAAGTTTGTTTGGAATTGTGGCATAGGTAGAAACACTAATACGTGTAATCGTCAAGTCAGCTTGAGTTGAAGATGTGTTTTGACCTGTACGAATGACGTGCTCAAGCAAATCAATGGTATCTGTAGGTAAAGCATACGTGGCCAGACCGGGAGTCAGGTTAATAAAACCCTGCTCCATCGTCCACATGTTGATGCCCTTGTTCTGCCATTCAATGGTCATCAGGTTCATTGATCGACGAGCTGTACGCAAGTCGTAACCAGATCGCATTTCACGACCGGCACGCTCCCACGCTTCCTCGGCAATCTCCGTGAAGTCCATGTTAAACAGTGTTGTGCCGGTAGTTGTCATCTAAATCCTGCCGTTTTCTTTGCTATTGCTTTTGGCTGAGCTACAAACTGTTTGCCAGATGCCTTACCAGCACGTTTGGCTTTTGTTGTAGCCGCATATTCTTGAGGTGACAAAGACTTAATGGCTGCTTCAGGCAAATATCGCTCGCCCGTCTTGCTTGACGGTTTGCCAGACTTAGTGCGCCATTTTTGGTCGCCCCAGTCTTTAAGCGATTTCTGAGGAGCTTTCAATCTCTGTAACCCCCGCCAGCTTCCTTGTACTTCTTGGCAACAAGTTGTGCTTTACGGGCAGACCATTCACCTGCGCCCGTGCCATGGGTTGCGGCAGCTTTTACTTGAGACACTATTCTTTTACGCAGAGCAGGTTTGGTGTAATTGCCAGCCGCATTAACTTTACCGCCTTCAGCATATTGCGTGAAGTCGGTGTCATCGCGGCGAGCTTTACGCTTTCCGCTTGGCATTTTGCTTGGGTTGATGGCACCCATGCCACGGCTGGCCAACATATCAGCACTTCCCGCCGTAGTTCATCTTAATGATAGTGCCTTTGGTTTTGCCCTTGGTGGCACAGCCGTCAGCACGCTTAGATGCTGAAGATACTTTACCGCCATCGGCGTAACCCATAGCTTTAATCTTAGAACGAGCTTTCTCGTCTTCGACATCCATCTTAGCCTCTTCCATTTTTGCACGAGTCTCTGGATAAATGACTTCATCCAAAGAGCCGGGAGTACGGCGTGGCTTATATTGCTTTGCAGCTGCTGGTGTCATTGGCATGATTTAGCACTTTCCGCCATTTTTCATGGCAATCATTGTTCCCTTGGTTTTGCCTTTTGTGGCAATACCGTCTGGAGTTTTACCTGTTTTAACAGCGCCCATCTTAGATGGAGCCATGCCGCCCTTGGCCAGCTTGGTCATGGGCTCGCCTTTGTGCAAACGGCCTTCGTGTTTGTTCACAGCCTTCTGCATCATCTTCTTGTCCATCTTTACGTCTTCGTGCTTCATATCGCCACCTTTAGAAAATTTCTTGCCTTTATCGGCAGTTACAAACTCTTTGCCCACTGATACGGGCACTCCGGCTTTCTTAGCAAACGATGGCGAATGTGCAATCGCGGCCATGAAATTATGTTGAGCTTTA